TTCTATTTAAAGCAGTAACTACAACAGAGTTGAATTTTTGGTTTTACATAATGTAGGACATATATCGATGCCCTAAAACATAGGATGTTTAGAAACTTCTACGAAGTCTTCATCCTCAGAACAATCCCATTCTTCCATTGTTAAACCAATTCGAATGGAACTCTTCCTAAATCGAGTTTTCATTTCTCCCCATGTAGGAAAAGTAGAAGGCACGATTAAATAATCCCAATTCTGATTATGAATAATAAACTTCATTAACTTAACTTTGGTATTATAAATTGCTTTTCCATAGAAAAAATACTCACTACAGGCACTTTTAATAATATCCATCATTTGATTTTCTTCAGCTATCTTAGATCGTGTCCATGTCATTAACATTTTTTCAATAGATTCATGATCTAATGGTGCTAAGTATACTTTCATCTCAGTATTCCAAACCCATTGACGTTTCAAAAATGAAACTTCCTTGAGATGGATAAAAGGACGACTAATAGCTTCTTTATCTGCCATGGTGTAAGTGACACCCATTTTAGCTAAAGATTCACTAATAGCTGTATGATTAAACCAATTCACTAAAGATGTCATAACATTATCATCACCATAAGTGATTAAACGAATATTATCTTGAAAAGTTTCAACTTCATGTTTAGGATTTAATTCATAATAAGCATAACGAATATATAAACTATTAACTAAACTATTGATGATAACTGTTAAAGGATGGCCAGAAGGATTTGAACCATAAAATTGGATTAAATCACCATTAAAATCTACAGTTGGAAAAGCTGTATCATAGGCTAATCCCCATAATATTTTCTGATCATCTGAAGAATAATTCCCAGAAATAATACAAATATTGATCAAGATCTCAAAAGCTTTAAGAATAAATAAAGGACTCATACGTTTATCAAACGCTTTATAATCCCCAGCAATAAATCTATCAATTAAAAATTCTTTTTCAAATTGTTTTAAATCTTTCTTTTCAGTTCTCATTAAATACTGTAAAATTCCAGACCATTCACATGATTGAGCTACGGTACCTACACCAGCTTCAAAAATAAATTTATTATTTTGAATCAAACGAATAAGTGATAAGTAAAACATGCGATTAACTATAGACCAATCCATAGGAGCGCCTGTAAAAACTCGAGTTTTACCTATCAACGCTTTTTTGTAAGTAACAGCTTCATCTTTTAAATGTGCGCAAAATACAGGATGGTATCTAATATTATTCTTATAAGTATCTAATATATTTGTAACTCTATCAGATATTTCTGGAGTAAGAGTATAATCATCAGTTCCTTCAATAGGTTCTAAAAATTTAGTTTTCTTACATTTCCAAGGATTACCAGCTGACGTTTTTACTTTTAATCTATCAACATAGGCCACATTAGGGCATCCATTTATAGCAGTATGTAAATCATAAGGGTGTACAGTAATCTGAATTTCTGTTGCATCTAATTTGCGTATAATATCTTTAAAGAAAGCCTTAGCACAAATATCTAAAATTTGTGTATTAAAATTGGTAACTGGATTAACCATATCTAAAGCTGCAATTCGAAAAGGAACATAACCACCCATCATAGGTTCAGTATATTTTTTCTCATAACCATGTAATTTTAAAATATTATGTATAGGAGTATCAGATACTGAACTTTTTGGTTTTCTTCTAAAACCAATAAAAGATCCATAAACTTTAGCAACACCATTTTCAACATAGTTAAAAACACTTTTATAGTGTAATGGACCTAGGGTCATACTTTGTGAAGGTGCTGAAATAACTGGATTTCCTTGTTGGAATACATTATTAGCCATTAGACGCTCAATATTTGATTTACTAATACGAGTAGCCATAGTGACTGTATCACGACCACCTACATGAATTCCAGCTATGGCATAACCCATAGGTGTAGTAATGATAAGAGGCATACCACAATCACCGGCACGCGTAGGTAAAGTTGTATGTGTTTTATAACCGGGACAATTAAAATTTTCTCCCAAATATGTAACACATTCAGTATTCTTTACATCAAAAATATCAACATCTCCAACTTCAGTTCGTTTAATATAAAAACCATTCTGTTTAGCCAAAGTATCACAATTAGGTATCAAACCTAAAATACTAGGGCCTGGATTAACATGAGATATAGTTAACATACATAAATCATTGTTAACATCTCGACGAGCATCACTTTCAGATAAATTAAAAGAAATATTAGAGGTGACTCCATAACCTTGACCAGATGTCAATCTTACTTCATCATCTGCTAAAAATTTGTAGTGACTATGATTATTCATTAAATATTGATTCCCACTAATGTTTAAAATACGGAAAAATTTTCTATAATTTAAACGCTCATTAAAAATTTCCATATAATGACAATTTTTTCCAACCTTATTAGTTATCTCTTCTTTAGTTAAACTTTTAGAAGATGTAATATAAGGAGATAAATTAAAGTCACAAATTTCAGTTTCATCATTATACCACGCATTTTCTCTCTCAAATTCTTTTGGTACAGGAGGTCGTCCAGTAGTAGGAAGTGTTGAGATTTTATTACCTTGCGAAGGACTAGAATCTGTTTTAAAAAATTTATCCCATATCCAACCAACAGCTTTATAACTAACAACAGCAGCAGTAATAATTAAACCCCACTTTATAAGAGTATGATGTTTACCTAATTTCTGTCTCATGCGTTCACCAGTAGAACGATATATCTTTAAAATACAATTATTGAATAATTCTGGAGAAAGAGTAATAGCAATACGAGACATTAAACCCTCTAAACCGCCAAAAGATAAATATAAAACATAATAAAATACATTAACAAAACAAAAATGAAAAAAGGAAGTAAGCAATCCCCATAAAAAATAACTGCCAACGTAGTAGGTGATGCCTACTTGAGATGGTACAGATACTTTCTCACAATCACAAGTAGATCTATAACAAACTTTACAAATTTTAATATCAGCAATCATATTGATAGAATCTTGAATAACACGTTGATTATCTTTATGTTGGATAGCGACTTTCGCATACCAAGCAACAAAATCTTCAATATTATCAAAATTAGCAACAGTGACAAATTCAGCTGGTTTTCCCATATTAGTAGGAGAAGCCTTCAAACTCTTGATTTTTTCGACTTTGAATGTCCAATAATCAGGATACTTACCTTCAACCTGTGTGCATAATTCAGATTTCAACATACCATTTTCATCCCGAAACTCGGGTTTAACAGTAGGGGTAACAATCCAAGGAAAACGACGTTGTGCTGCACTAGCACAAGCAAAATAAAAATGAGCATTAAGATTTTTGGAATTTGTAGTACCAATAACAAGTTCAGCTTTAACAGGTGTAGTTCCCTTTTTATCAAGAGCTGCCTGATCTGGTACAAATGGAGTGGAATTGTTTATTTGAAGAAATTCCATACAGGATTCATCTTCACCTAAATTTGGATGTCTAAAGGCTATATCATCTAAAATAATACACCAACATGATGAAACAAAACCATCCCAATATTTAG